TAAATACGTAATTATATCCAGCACGCAAATCGCCATTAGCAGATTTATCTGGAATTGCTGTAACAGTTAAATGATCTTCTGCAATTTGCGCAATTTGGTGTAAAGCGGAAACAACATCGTTTGACTGTGGTTTAATAGAAATTTCAAAGTCTACATCAGCTAATGCTGTAATATGAAGGTTTCTAATATCTAGAATACCATTGGCGTGGTCAATAGTTCCAATCGCATCATTAACAATAATCTTAGTGGCATTATCTCCATATCTGAACAATCTTAAAGTGGTCTGATAATCGTCAAGATAATGTAGTTCATCGCTACCGTAAATATAGAAACCAGTAGTACTTACTGAACCACCAGCAACATCAGAATAAAAAATTGGGTTAATAATACTCAACAGATATTGAGCAGAAACATTATAACGAGGTACTAATTTTCTACGTAGAGAAACTGTAGTAATATTGTTAATGATACCTTGCTCAGAATTATCAACGATCTTAGACAACTTAGAGAATCTGAACATACCGTCAAATCTCTGCAATTCATTATCGTTATAATCTAAAATAGATTCTCTAACTAAAGTTGCGATCTCTGGAGCAGTTCTTGTAGTTTCTCGTTCATTATAATAAACAGTTACATTCAAAGCAATGTTAATATATTCTGGATCTACAATTTCAGGTGTTATAGAAACTACGCTTTTGCTAGCAAGAATTGTTGAAATAATATTCGATTTTTGCTGGTTTGTTAATTTAGTTGCATCTATTGGTTTGACGCAAATAAAAGTTTTACCATAAACTGGTGGGACGTTATCTTCCCCACCCCAGACGTTGACTGTTTTAGCTTCAGGTAGGGATGCATAAATGATGGCTTTATAATCATCTGGAGTAACAGCACGATTCTGTGCTGTATAGTTTCTTGGAGCATTAAAACGAACGCTCTCGATATCTTCTGAAGCGCCACCACCAGTAGCTGCGATAACTGTAGAAACTGAAATAGTTGAGTTACTAATAATAGTTCCACCAGTATAGTTGAAGAATTTAGCGCCATTTGGTGCTGCTAAACTTGATACTATGTATTGAATATTGATAACATTACCGTTATCGAGAGCAGTACCGATAATACCGTCGCCGAAAGTTAACTCGTAATAACCATTCTCAACTTCTTTAATAAAGAATACGTTGGTAGTTGAATTTGCAGTAGTTATATCTGTTGAACGAACGAATGTTGTAAAATTAGAAGAAGTAGCACTTTCTTGTACTTTAACTTTTAACGTATTGAGATCAACATTTGGATTATTGATTATGTATCTCGAGCCAGGAGCAACAACATATCTGAATGATACAGGCGTACCTTCAATAATATTAACATTACTAAAAGTGTACTGAGAACCAGCACCACTGATAGTATAAGATTCTGTTGTCTGGAAAGTATAAACTTCACCATCAATATTTGTACTGAATGTTGAGTATGCGGGTAATGTTACGCTACTTGGACCAACACCGATAGTAGATAGCGTTAAGTTAACAACAGCTTTAGCGCAAGAAGCAGAACGAGGAACATAACCAAGCATCTTGGCAATCGAAACAACGCTATCTCGTTTACTTGCAGAATCAAGGAACATCTCATTAATTGCTAAGTTGTTGTATAAAGCATTGTAATGAGTGTTGTAAGCCAAAACATCCAATAAGACTGCTAGACCAGAACCTTCAAAATCATAATCTTGAAATTCTTCTTGTCCCTTTAAAAATGTTTTTAGGTTTGCTTTGATGTTATCAAAGTCTAATTCTGTTACGTTAATTTTTCTGTTTGCCATTATCGTGATCTCTTAAGAATTAAGTCTAGAGTTAAAGGTCTTTCAGTATTGAGTATCATAAACTCTATTGTGCAATTGAAAGCATTTGCGTCTGAGTTATCATTTACACTAACATTTATTAATTGAACACGAGGCTCAAAGTTATTAATAGCATCAGTGATTGCTCTCTCAATCAATCGAGCAGTCATTGGGGTGGCCAAATCGAACAATAAACGTCTAATAGGTGTTCCTATTTCACTATGAAATGGTCTTTCATAGTTACTTGTTAGAACTAGATTCTTCAATGCGCTTTTGATCGCATTTTCGTCGTATCTACGTGATACGTCCCCAGTCACTGGATGAGCAGTGAAGTTGAGGTCTAAATCAGAGAATGTTCTTGTATTGCGTGCCATTGTATTATTTATTAACCTGCAAATGAGTCTGTAGAACCCTGCCCACATTTATCTCCGTCGGCGATCGGGTCGTTTGTTCTTGCAACAGCTTTACCTTCAAAAAACATAGTCGAAGAACCCGAAGTTATCTGTCTCTGGGCTAGTTGGTGCGTTGTCCTACCAACAGTATGCGCTTCGTGTTGATCTCCAACCAAAGCTATCAACTGCCCATTAAAGTAACTTTTTGTAGCTTGGTTCAGAGCAGTTAAAGCAGTTGGCGCACCACCATCCGATCCAACTGACATGTCGCCTTTTCTGTATATGTTTCCCATATTATGACTTAGCTGGTCTCCAGATACCAACGATCTTGCCTCTGTCAGCAGTCCAACCACCTGGCCAACTAATAGAAACATCACCATCATCTGGGTTGTTAGTTTTAGCCTTTGGAGTTTGATTTCCACCAACGAAAGTTAATCTACCTTTATCCGCAGTGTAAACGAAGTTTACATGCCCGTAGTCCCATAGAACGATATCTCCTGGCTCGGCTTGGGCGATAGCAACTTGCGTTGCTCCAAATTTAGTTGTTCTATTTTTAATGTCATGCGCCGAAGCTGTTTGAACATAACGATATCCGCACTGTTTTAGAGACCAGTTAACGAAGCCCATACACCATGCGGTTTGGTCTGTTTCCCATATCTTACCTTTGTATCCAAGATCTGCCCAAATACGTGTAATATTTGGATTACTTGGCGCACCTTTCTGTCCAGTTTCTCTCCAGAATCCAGTCTCGGCAAGTTTAAGTTGTTTGGTTAAGAACTGATAAAGATCAGAAGGATTGCTTCCAGAGATCAAACTTTCACCAGCGCCATCGCTCTTTGGTGTTCCTGCATAGTTTTCCTTAACACCACCTTCAGCAGCAGATGGGTTTTTATACTTGTCTGGGTTTGCAATATAATCCTCAACCAACGCTTCGTTTTCATCAGCTATCGCATAGTTCTCACTAACAGGTGGAGATGGACGAACTGGAGCCAACAATGGAGTTGGATATTGATCCTCACGACCAGTTTGGAAATCGGGTGCAGTTAATCCAGTATCAACATCTGGAGCAGAACTAGCTGCGCCTTCTTGTCCACGGAATTCAGCGCCATCAGCATTAACATTACCTGTTGCAGCAAGATGTAAATCACCATCAGCACCTAAGAACATTTCTGCGCCAGCTTTGATACTTGCTTCTGCGCCAGATTGAACCGCAAATTTTTCTGCAGCAGAGATATTGAACGATCCACCTGCCAGAACATTTATATCGCCACCGACAGCAAGATTGAGGTCGCCACCAACACCAATGTCTGCATTGTTATTCAAGTTGATAGTTGCAGCGCCATCCACTTGAATGTCTGCAGTGCCTTGCACCAAAATGTTTATACCGTTACCAACTGTTACATTCGCTTTACCTGCAATATAGATTGCACCATTTCTATCGATAATTGTATACCCATCACCAATGATTTTATTCACTTGAGTGCCATTAGCATCGATATCAATGAAAGAACCTGATCTGTGATATAGGCTGACGTATTCGTTAGCTGGAGAATCATCCATAACGAATAAGTGTCCCGATTCAGATTCATAGACCTTAACGTATGGATAAACGCCACCGAATGGTGCTAATGGTTGTTCCCAAGCATCCGCTCCGTTTGCTGCAGCTACATTTTTTGTTCGTATAGAATCTTTAGACTCAACCGCAGTTTCTTTAATAACACCACGTGCTAAACGATTTGTATCTGGTTCATCAACCAAATTTCTTAGAGGGTATTTACCAGAAGGATCTCTAAAACCAAGAACAACTGAATCTGAACGATCTTCAGTTAATGCTGCTTGTTTAGCTGGTGGTAAATCTTTAACATCATCTTTAGTATATGTCGGTTGAACATCTGCCTGTGGTTTATTTGTACTTTCTACAGTTACAGCAGATCCAAGGAAATATTCATAGAATTTCTTTTTCTTAGGATAACCAGTTCCATTAGCATCAGCACCAGTTCGCTTTAATGCTGCCATGAAATAACCAGGATCGTTTTGATCGTGTTTGACATACAGAGCATAAAACGCAGCTGTTGCTAAAGCAGAAATATCTACATCATCTATTAGACTTTTTGGATTATTAAGAAAGTCAACAGTAATTCCACGTTTCGTTTTTAGCCAATCTTGTAGAGCTTTATATAATGCCTTACCTGTAATCTGATTAAAGCCACGACCGAAATACTTAGCGCCATCATCTGGATCTTTATGCCCAACTAAACTTCCGTTGCCTTGTGGTGAATAAATCTTGCGGAAGAAATCTTCACGAGATCCTTGCCATCTAACATATGGCTCAGCAGACTCAACTGTTGGAAACGTGCGACCGAAAATTGTTTTGAGAGAATTCGCAGATGTGTAATAGTAACCTTCTTCTAACATTTGCCAACCAGATTCGCCACCACAAATGCCAAGAATTGCGCACTTGGCATACTTACTTGTTAACCCAACAGCATCGCAAGCCTTAATTAGTGCCTTTATGTTCGTCTCAGCCTTAGATGGGTCTGAAGTTGATTTTGGTGGTGGTTTAGTTGGTATTGCTTGTTTTAGAACATCATCTGATGGTTTATTTGGTGTAGGTTGATCTGTTTGTTTAACAGGAGGTGCTTCTGCAGCACTTGGAGCTGTTGGTGGTGGGTTTTTCATAGATTCTGCAGTGCCAACCTGAATTGGGTTTCCAGAACCATCTTTAACAGGTTCACCACTCGTATCTGTCAAAATACCACCATTAGTTACAACGATTGAACCTTCAGATTCATCTTTAACTAACTCAGCTGCTTTACTTTGAGGGATACCACCGATCGTTCCCATCATCACAGGCTGTTGTTCATCCTGATCTCGATAGAAAATAATTACCCATGTTCCAGGCACAGGTCCAACTGGTGTCCAACCGATACCATTCATTGATGCTGAAG